TATCTTCAAGGTGACGTAATTGGGCTGGGGAAATTTCGCTGAGGCCTTAGTCGCAGAGGCCCGTGCCCTTTCGACCAAGCTTCCGAAGTAATCGGTCCCACTCGCCGGTTCCGGCTTGCCTGCCGTCGCGAACGCTGCGGCCAAGACGCGAGGATGGGCGGCGCGCTGATGGAGCATCATGCAGAAGTTGGCAACGTCCTCGAAATTCCCATCATTGCCTTTAGCCAGATGCTCGATAAGGAGCTTCGCGAGATATTCTTCGCTGCACACTTCCGGGTCGTTCCAGCCGTAGCGGCCTCTTTCTTCCCGCTCCCATTTCAGCTTTGCCTTCATGGCCGCTGCGAAGCGGTCGACGGCCTCGTCATCGGGATGCGCCTCTTCCCGCACACGAGCAGCAGCTTCGAGGGCGGCGCGGGCGACAGCCTTGGCGTCTTCGCCGGACAAGCTGTAAGTGTCGTCCATTATCGGTACAGCCTCAATCGCCTTAATGGCCGCCTCGATTTCTCTTTCACTCACCATTTCCATTCTCCTTCAGGAACTTGCGGGCGGCGGACCAACGGCGAGCCTGCTCATCCTGATCACACCAGTCGAGGCCGCGGTTCATCCGGTCGAGCGCGTCCAGCGCCTTCATCGCTTCGTCGCGTTGGGCTTCGGCGTCGATCCGCGCCTCGTTCGCATCGACGTATTTCTGGAACGCCTCATCCCGCTCCCGCTTCGTTTCCGCATGGGCAGCGCGTTCGGAGGTAAGCCTGGCTTCGGCGGCTTCGGCTCGGGATCGTTCCCGATCCAAGGAGTAATCATAGACAGAGACGGGGGTGTGCCCCTCCCAGGCGCTATGGTCTATAGGGCTTCCGCACATACAGTGCAGCTTATCTAGCAGTTGGTCCCGCTCCCGCTCCAACTCCGCCACGCGCTCCTTGAGCCGGTCGCGCTCGGCCAGCAATTCGCGGATGGTGTCCGGGTCGCAGGCGGCGATATAGGCGGCGTTGGCTTCCGTTTTCCACGTGTCGCCCAGCCTGTTACGTACAGTGCAGTAATTTTCGGTAATGCAGTGCTCGTCCTTGTAGGTGAGGAGAAGTATCAACTCCTGATTACCTGGCGAATAGCTGCGCGAGACGCTGAAAGGCCCCGGTGTCGGCCCCATCTCAAGGGCTTCTCTGATTTTCACGTAACGGTCATTCGGCGTCATTGCTGTGCCTCGTCGTAGGAGAGGATGGACGCGGCAATTTGCTGAGCTATGCGCGCCCTGTCCTTTGCGATGATCGGGCTTGGCGAAATCGACAAGCCCATCTTGGCCGCGTCGAGATGGAATTTACCCGCGTTCCGCGCTATCTCCGCCGCCCGCTGGTCGCGAGCAAGGAGGGCTTGTGCGATGGCGTTGACATCACTCGCCACACCTTGGCCAAGCTGGCCATAGATGCGTTCCGCCTCCGTCAACACGCTGTCAGGTATCTTCTTCATTGCGCGCCCCAATGGTCAGGATTGTCGAAGGTGTCGTCAGCGCCTTGGTCTTTGGACAGGAAATAAATCAGCGTCCCGATGGCCGCGACGGCCGCTACGGCGGCAGCGATCATCATTCTGCCGCCTCCATGACGCGACGCTCGATCACGAGCGAGTAGACCGTAACGGCAGGCTTCCGAAACTTGTCAGGATCGATCCCGGCGGCTGCGAGCTTCTTCTCGTCCAGCGCGCCACGACGTTCGCTCACCTTCTGCATTGCGATATATTCGTCGCCGCCCAGGGAGTCATTCTCCCCCATGGCCGCGGAGATCGCCGCCTTGAGCTCGGCCTCCTTCTCCTCCAGCCGCTTCTTCTCGGCCCGCACGTCCGCGAGCTGGTCGACGATGTGCCGGTTTCTGGTCACGATTTCCTCCTGTCCCATTCGGCGCCCTGGTCGTCCACTCTTCTGGCAGCAAGGCGCATGTTCAGTTCGTTCGTGGTGAAGATGATGCGGGCGCGGGCACGTTCCGCTTCGGTGAGGATCTTCGTTCGCTTCAGGCCGCGCTCGAGGTCTTCAAGGGTGTACCCCGCAAGCCAATAGGCATTGACCAATGTCGCGAGATGAGCTTCGCGGGCTATCATCCAATCATCTCCAGCCAGAAAAGGGCGACGGCCACGAAGGTGCAGATCGCGACGAAGCTCACCGCGTCCCGGATCATGACAGCGCCTCCCACGCGCGCCGGCGTGTGCTTCATCTCAGCCATCACGCGGCCTCCCTCTCTTGCTCCAGAAGATCGGAAAGCACCTCGTCGCTGCCCTCGATCTTCTCGGCAATGATCGCCGCCAGATGCTTGAAGGCGCCGAGGCCGCTGCGGAAAAGGTCCACGCCATTGACGTAAACCGCGTCGACGGAAACGAGCGGATCGCCCCACACGTCCCAATCCAGCGAGACTTCGGCGTATCCCTCGATGTCGAACAGAACGTCCCTTCCGGTCTCGGGATCGGCTATGGTTTCGCAGAATGGGATTTTCATCTCTTCCTCCTGCCCCAGATCGTCGTGGGGTGTGGTGTATGGGGAAAGTGGCATTTTTTGCCACCATACGCAAGAGGGGGAATGAAAAAAGTTGCAAAAAATGCGACCAGTGCCACCGACGTAGTGGCACTGCCGACGCAAATCGGCGGTTGTGGAGAATTATCGTGTGCTAGTCTTAAGCACCTTCAGCGCCTCGGAAATGAGGCGGATGGCTGTCTCGCGGTCGGTTTCGTCAAGCTCGAATGACGATTCGATGCGCCTGACCAGCTCGGCATTGATGCTGCGGCCGTTCTCGGCGGCGGCGATCTTCACGCGCTTCATAAGCTCGGCAGGGAGGCGGATATGAAAGCTGGGCTGGTCGGGTGAAGGCATGCCCTGATTTATGGCTTAAAGGTTAAGCCACTGAAATCGTTCCAAGCTCTGGTATAAAAGTACCATCCGTAGTACCATTTTCCCCGCTATCCACAGGCGCCTACATTTCCTGTACATCCTGTGATTAGACACGGGCTTGGGGATTGGGCGATGGTGGCGGAAGGGGAACGTGGGAACGGGCAACCAAGGGCGAGGATCGTGAAACAAGAAGAAGCCGGGGGAACCGGCCCGAGCAGACGGGCGCTCATCTATGGATTAGCAGCCACTGCAACGGCCTGGGGTGTGGAAGCGCGGACAAGTCCGCAGGAGGAAATCAGGCAGGCAGCGCAAATCATTTCCGACAAAATGCAGGAACTGCACGGCGGTAAATGGGTCACACGGATAGATCACGAGCGCCGCGTGGTGGTGATAATGGCTGAGGTGTAAAGCTAGCCGTTCGTCCCAGTCTTGTCTGGGAACGCCGCGTCAATTACTTGCTTGATGCGCTCTATTTCTTCGCGGGGGCGGCCCTTCAGCTTGCGGGCAAACCAGTCATTGTCCGGATGGCGCAGCAATGCGTCCGGGTCGGGTGATCCGTCCTCGTGCTCAAGGTGCAGGATCGCGGCTATCCTCAACATCGCCTCGGGGCGCGGCAACTGACCTTTGAGCCAGCGGTAGACCTGACTCTTGTCAATAATCTGGTCGGGATGGAGCTCATTCCACGCATTCATGAACTCCATCGGCTTCATCCCGCGCGCCTCTAACCATTCGGCGAAAAAGTGCCGCCGAACGGGCGTTTTCCCCTTGTGGATGTTGGCGATGTTGGTCATGTCGCACTCTTTACCACCGTCGCGAAAGGCGGTCGCCGACACAAACTGCAACTTAGGGGCTTGCCTTTGGTGGCAAAATATGCCACTAACTGCGGCATGACGAAGAAGACTGCATTCGCCGAGTATCGAAAAAGCCGCAATCTCACCATCGATGAAGTGGCGGCACAGTTCGATGTGGATCGGACAACAATCATTCGATGGGAGAAGGGTGCGCCGAACATTCCGGTGAAACGCCTGAATGAAGCAGAACGCATCACCGGCATCCCTCGGCAGAAGTTGCGTCCCGATATTTTTGGTCCTGCGTCGGAGACTGCCGCATGACCCTATTCATCTTCTCTCCATGGGGATTTCTCCCGGTGCCGGAAAGGCAGGAAAGGGGCGCCGCAACCGCCCCAGTCCCCGCAATGCCAGTTCCTTTGCTTCCAAACCGCCCCCTTCCGGATCGCAACCTATCGCCGGAAGGAAGGGGAAATCATGGGTTTTTTGTCCAAGAACGTGGAGCGCATCATCATGTCTGAAGTAGTGGCGCCTACTTTCAATTCGACCGAAAAGGCACACGGCTTGATCAAGGAGATTGCCGGTCATGCCTGGAACGGTCGCGGCGACATGATTGACCGCGTCTATGCGGCAATCCGCAACATCTACCCACGTCCCAGCTGGACCCGCCGTCGGGTACGGGCTCTCTGGCATCGCGAAGCCGCCCGCGTCGATTGGCGCGAGATGCAGGAACTCGAGGTTGTTGCGGAGATAGAGCGGGCCAAGCGCCTCAAGCGCGAAGAGGCGCGGGCCGCACACAACGAATTTCTCGCCCATATCTCAACCACGCTGGACCGACTGGAGGTCACTGATGCCGAATTTCATCGCCAGCATCGTGAGGCGCTATGCGCGCTGGCGGTCGGACAGGCTCATTCGCAGGTCGGAGCGACTAAGGGCGAAAGCGATAAAGCTTCTGCTCTCTTCAGCAGCCACTTCAAAGAGATTGATGGATGACCATGACTGACCTCATCACAAGTCATGGCCATGGCGCACCGGGGGCATCCTCCTCCAGGTCTCCGGTGCGCCCGCTTCTTAGCTCGGCCGAGGCGGTACGAGTGGCCGGCGGCGGTGTCTCGGCGGACCTGCCGTCGCCGGTATCCTTCACCATGCCGGTCCCGCCGTCAGTCAATCAGGCGTTCAAGAATGTCCGTGGCCGCGGCAGAGCAAAAACCAAAGCATACGAGGATTGGCTCCTTTATGCATACCAATGCATCCGACTGCAGAAGGTGCCCCCGGTTCCCGGCCACATCATCGTCCGGATCGGCTTCGAGCGGGAGAGCCTGCTTTCTGACGTCGACAACCGGATCAAGCTGGCGCTCGACGCAATCGTATCGGCAGGGGTGATAGAGGACGACCGGCTCATTACCGCTCTCGCCGTGTCATGGCTGCCGCCCGCAAACGGGCTGGCTCATATCGAGATTTCTCCCATTCAGAGCCAAGTGCTCGAATTCCACCCGTCCAGCAATGGGGCAACGGGCGCGTGGATAAGATGTGCCCCGCAACCTGAGGAGCCCTTTTGATGGCTATTTCTCTAAGCGACTTGCGCAAGGTCCGGGCGGACAAGCCGCCGCGACTCTTGTTCTATGGACCGCCAGGTATCGGTAAGACGACGCTGGCGAGCGAGTTCCCGGCACCAGTCTTCCTGCAGATCGAAGACGGCACGCCGGGGGATGTAGAGCTGACATCGTTCGGGAAGCTGACCAGCTTTCAGGACGTCTACGACGCGCTGGGCGCTCTCTACACCGAAGAGCACGATTTCCAGACCGTCGTAATCGACAGCGTGACGGAACTGCAAAAGCTGGTGTTCGCGGAAACCGGCGCTCGGGGAGATGATGAGGGCAAGACGTATGCCCGCATCGAGGATTTCCCATACGGCAAGGGGTACGTCTATGCCATGAAGGTATGGGAGGACCTCCTCGACGGCCTTGATGCGCTTCGGAATGATCGGGGCATGAATGTGATCCTGATCGCGCATTCGATCGTTGGCGCTTTCAATGATCCGGAATCGCCCGCGTACGATCAATACCAGATCGCAATTCATTCATCGGCAAAGAACAATGCCGACCATCGGGGGCTCATCGAGCGCCACATGGACGGTATTTTTCTCCTGAAAAAGAATGTCGTCACCAAGGCTGAAGACAAGCATGGCGTGGAGACGAAAAGGGAGAAAGCTGCCGTCCGCACCAGGGCAACGGGCGGCGATACGATCCTGATCCATACTGTCGGGAAGCCTGCTTTCACCGCAAAGAACCGGTACGGCATGCCTCCAACGATCAGGTATGACAAGGGCGCCGGGTACAGCGCACTTGCCCCCTACTTCCCGAACACCACCATCATCGAGACGCAGAAGGAGGCTGCATAATGGCCAACATCGCAGGCGCTTATGATCCCAATGCTGAGCCCAGCGGCGACTTCGAGCCGATTCCGGCCGGCGAATACAGGGCCAAGATCATCGAGTCCGACATCGAGGATGTGAGCCGCAACCACAACTATGGTCGCTGCCTCAAGCTGACGTGGCAGATCGAAACCGGTCCCTATGACAGCCGCCTCGTGTGGCAGCGCCTCAACATGTGGGCGGAGGGAATGACCAACAACGATAAGGTCGTGTCCATCGCTCAGTCGCAGTTCGCCGCCATCCGTCAGGCCACCGGCAAGCTCACGCCGCAGAACTCGGAAGAGCTTCACCACATTCCATGCATGATCCGGGTGAAGGTCAGGACCGACCCCAGCGGCCAATATGGTCCTTCCAATGAAGTCACAAGCGTGAAGCCTGTTGACGGAGGAGGCGTTGCGGCGAACGGGGCTCAGCAGTTCGCGCCCCCGCCGCAGGCCGCGTCACGCGGATCTGCTCCGTGGCGACAGACACAGACGGCATGACATAGCGGCCCGGTGGTGAGCACGGCGTAGGAAACCAACCACCACCGGGCACCCCCTTCAACCGACGATTTGAACGTCGCTCGAAAGGAGTCGAGACGATGAACGATACCTCTTTGCCGCGCAAGAAGAAGTCTCGCGGCGGCTGGCTCAAGAACCCCAAGCAGGCACGGATAGGCGAAACCATCGGCGGCGGCTGGTGGGTGTTCCGCCGCGGCGACAGCACCGGTCGCATTCGCCCTTCAATCTGGCCGTTCGAATACGGCTCGGAGGCGGAGGCCAAAGCAGAGGCCGAACGGCTCGCCGATCTGCATCCCGGCCAAATCTTCATCGTCGCCGGACAGACACAGTCCGTCTCGGCCGGGGTGGCGGAGGCGGCGTGAGATGGCGGCCTTCCTGATCGAAATCCAGCGTGGCGCCGAATGGCGCAAGCTCACTGAAGTCCCCATCACTCTATCAAGCCCAGCCGATGAAGCGGCGGCGCGCCAGAGGGCGGAAAGAGAGGCGAAGCGGCAATGCTCCGGTTGGGCCGGCCACTTTCGTTACGACCGCATCAGAATCCGGGAGGTGGCGTGATGGTAGCGCTGCCGCAAGTCATCTCCCCCACCATCGCTGCTATTGACGCGGCTGTCGAGGCTAACACTTCCCGCGACTTCGACCAGGTCATCCGCGGTTCCAGTATCGGCCATCCCTGTGAGCGGCACCTTTGGTACCGCTTCCGGTGGGCTCACGAAGGGGAGCGGTACGATGGCAGGAAGCTGAGATTATTCCGGACCGGGCACGAGGAAGAGGCGAGGCTTATCGCATACCTCCGCCTCGCCGGCGTCACCGTCGAGGCCGTCGATCCGGCGACCGGCGAGCAGTGGGAGGTTGTCGCGCTCGACGGCCACTTCAAGGGCCACCTCGACGGCATTGCCCATGGCATCATTGAGGCGCCGAAGACACCGCACCTGCTGGAATGCAAGACCCATAACGCCCGCTCATTCGCCCAGCTGGTCAAGGCGGGCGTTGCGGTGTCGAAGCCAGAACATGTCGCACAGATGCAGATCTACATGCATCTGAAGGGCCTGACCCGCGCCTTCTACCTCGCTAAGAACAAGGACACCGACGAGCTCTACGCCGAGCGCCTCCACCATGACCCCGTCCAGGGCGCGGCCCTTCTGGCCAAGGCGGAGCGGATTAAGGGGGCCAACGCAGCGCCAGCAAGGATCAGCGACGATCCCGGCTATTATCTCTGCAACTCGTTCAACTGCTCGAGCTATAGCCTCTGCCACGGCGGCGGCTGGGCGCTGCGCACGTGCCGCACCTGCTTGCACAGCACCCCCGCCGCTGGTGGTACGTGGTACTGCGAGCGGCATGGCCGCGTCCTGACTGTTGAGGATCAGCGGTCAGGTTGCCCGCATCATCTCTACCTTCCCAGCCTTGTCCCGGGCGAACAGGTAGACGCAGATGAAGCTGCCGAGACGGTCACCTATCGGCTTCGCGACGGCTCGACCTGGATCGATGGCGATCATGCTCGGGGGAGGGCGGCGTGATGAAGCCTGACCTCACATTGTTCGCCGACGCGTCTATCAACCCGGCCACGAAGAAATCAGGCTGGGGCTTCTGGATCAAAGGCGACGGCCGAGACTCAATGCATGCCGGCGGCCCACTGCGCGGCGAGTTCGACGCAAACACCTCTGTCGCCGAGCTGGAAGCGATCGCCAACGGAATATCGTGCGCTGCGGCCGCCGACTATTTCCGGCCAAGCGACACGGTGATCCTCATCCAGACCGACAACTCGGAAGCGCTCGGCTGTCTTCTGTCCGCGCGCCCCTCGATCATCGAGAACCGGCACGAGGATAGCGCTCCTGTTCCGCGTCGCCGCCGTCAGATGTCCACGCGTCAGAGAGCGGCGGTCGCGCACATCCTCGAAGTCGCTGACACCTACAGCCTCACCATCACCATTCGCCACATCCGCGGCCACAAAGAGGGCGGCGGGCGCAACTGGGTCAACCGGCTCTGCGACCGTCTCGCGAAGAGTGGGCGCCGCCAAGCTGAGAGGGCAGAAGCATGAAATTCGAAACCACGGCCCATATCCTCACATCCTCGCTCCGTCAGTTCGTCCCAGTCATCGAGCGCAGGAATACGGTCCCGATCCTGTCCACGATCCTGTTCGATGGGCGCGAAATCAAAGGGACGGATCTCGATCTCGAGCTAACGATCGCGGTCCCGGCCACCAAAGCCGAGGGTAAGATCGCGATCGACTTCCGCTCACTGCTGAATCTCGTTCGCCTTATTCCGTCTGATGATTCGGTCCTGATCGAGGGTGGAAGGGAAGGCGCAACGGTATCGTTCTCGTCAGGCCGATATGATCTTCCGTCGTTGCCCGCATCTGATTTTCCGGATTGGATCTCTGGTTCGTTAAAGCGAGCCCAAGTCGACGGGGCCAAGCTCCAACGGGCACTCTCGTTCGCCACTCCCTTCATCTCGACAGAGGAGACTCGCTACTACCTCAACGGCGTCTGTCTCGATGGCGATGCTGCCGTTGCTACGGACGGGCATCGGCTAGGTTGCGTTCCAACAGGATCAGACTTCGGATCATTCGACCGCCCAATCATCCCGGCCAAGGTGGTCAGGCTCCTAACGTCTCTCCCCGCGCCGAAGGCGATCTCGATAGCAACGGATCGGCCCGGAATCTCCATCGTTACCGATGGCGCTCGTCTCTCCGCCAAGCTGATCGACGGCAAGTTCCCCGATTGGCGCCGTGTCGTACCCAAATTCTCGGACAGCGCGTCCAGGATCACGGTGGATCGCAGACAGCTAATCGCCGCGGCATCGCGAGCCATGGTGGCAAGGACGTGCGAGACATGGCCATGCGGCACGCTGGCTTGGGCCAATGGTCGCGTGGCGCTGGCAGCGACACGAAAGGGAGGCGGATCAGCGCGCGAATATCTCGACAAGGCCATTGCCACAGGTGAAGGGCATGCCTCCTTCAATCTTCGCTACATCATTGACCTCCTGACAGCGTTTCGCGCCGACCACGTTACCGCAGAGATTGCCGATCCCGACTCGCCCGTCATGGTCAGCGCCAAGGGCGACGCCTTCGCCATCATCATGCCTATACGCGGCGGGGATGAGGAATTCGCAAGGCAGGCGCTGGCGGATTGGGAAACCGTCAATGAGCCGAGGAGGGTCGCGGCATGATTCAGCTTCGTCCCTATCAAACCGCCGCAATTCAGGCCGTTCTCGACTATTGGCGCACCGGTGGAGGCAACCCTCTTGTCGAGCTCGCAACCGGGACCGGAAAAAGCCTGGTCATAGCTGAACTGACGAAGGAATTGCGGCGTCAATATCCGCAAATGCGGGTTTTGATGCTGGTCCATGTGCGGGAGCTGGTCGAACAAAATTTCCGCGCTCTCCTTCGCGTCTGGCCCGATGCCCCCATCGGGCTCTACAGCGCCGGTCTTGGCAAGCGAGACAGCCATCATCCCATCACATTCGCTTCGATCCAGTCAGTGTTCCGCAAAGGTGCGGCTCTGGGTCAGCGCGATGTCGTGTTCATCGATGAGGCGCACCTGGTCCCAACCGCCGGGAACGGCATGTACCGCCGCCTCCTGAGCGATCTGCGCAAGACCTGCCCCGATCTCCGCGTGGCAGGCTTCACCGCTACCCCTTTCAGACTGGATAGCGGCCGCCTCGACGCGGGCGAGGATCGCCTCTTCGACAGGACCGTCTTTTCATATGGGATCGCGGAGGGGATCGCGGATGGATACCTGTCTCCGCTCGTGTCGAAAGCCGGCCTGGCGGAGGTGGATGTATCCGATGTGGCGAGACGGGGCGGAGAATTTGTCTCCGAGGCTCTGGAGATCGCCGCGGACAAGGTGACGCTGGAGGCAGTGGCGGAGCTGGTTCGCTACGGTCAGGACCGCCGCTCCTGGCTCGTCTTCTGTTCCGGCATCGGCAACGCCGCCCGAACCCGTGACGCGATCCGCGCCCACGGCATCAGTTGTGAAATGGTATCTGGAGAGACCCCCGTTGGGGAGCGGGACCGGATTATTCGCGACTTCAAGGCGGGAACGATCCGGTGCCTTACCAACGCACAGGTCCTGACAACCGGATTCGATGCCCCGCAAGTCGATCTTGTGGCGATGCTACGGCCCACCCTTTCGACCTCCCTTTATGTGCAGATCGTCGGCAGAGGTACGAGATTGGCGCCGGGAAAGGAAAACTGTCTCGTCCTCGATTTCGCTGGCAATGTGCGCCGGCACGGCCCGGTTGATGCCGTCGAGATTGGGCCGCGGGGAGGGGGCAAGAAGGATGACGGCAAGGTTGGGGTCGATTCCGTAAGGGCAAAGGAGTGCCCCGAATGCCAGTCGCTCGTTCACCTCTCCGCCACCACCTGTACCGTCTGCGGCCATGAATGGCCCAGGGATGAAAAGCCAAAGCACGAAGCCAGCGCCGAGGCCGAAGTCGGCATCCTCTCCACCGAATCCGTGCCCCCTGTCATGGTCCCCGTCGTCGATTGGCGCTTGGAGCGGTACGAGAAGATGGGTTCGCCCGACTCCGTGCGGGTCACGTATCTCGCTGGTCTTAACACATACTACGAATGGTGGGCCTTCGAGCATCGTGGGCGAGGGCGGGAGATGGCCTGCCAGCGGTGGATCCAGCATGGCGGCAAGACGCCTTTTCCCAGCACCGTGACGGAGGCAATCGAGAGGTGGGCCGACTGTGAGCTGGTAATGCCGGCGACAATATCGGTGAAGCCGAGACCGGGCAAAAAGTATTTCGACATCGTCGCGCGTTCATTCCCTGAGCAGGCGAAGGGGAGGGCGGCATGAGCGTTTCATTCACTCTGCTCGATCGCCAGTGCCTGCGTCATGTTCCCGAGCGCGTTAGGTCCGTCATCATCGAGGTGGCCGAGAAGCGCAACGTGCCGCCCCGCGAGATCATGGGAAGGACACGCGAACGCAGCGTTGTCCTGGCGCGGCATGAAGCCATCTATCGCGTCAAGGCTCTGAACCCGACCTTTTCGTCCACTCAGATCGGGCGATGGTTCAACCGAGACTACACCACCATCCTTTACGCCATAGCGAAATATCAGGATCAGAACGGCGCCCCGCGTTTGTGCCGCTACCGCTGGAGGGCAGCGGCATGACGGTGCTTCAAGCTGCCGCCATCCTCATTCTTTGGCGATCGGGCCGCTTTGACACCTTCGACATCGCTCGGGTGCTGAACGGGGTATCCGAGGCGGATATCTGCCGCGTCATTCATGCGGCCCGGGAAGCGGAGCGTGGGCCTGACCTGAGGGTGATCAAGTCATGACAGCTTCCACGCGCATCTGTCTCTGCCCCTGTTGCGGCCAATCCATAAACGCGGGCAGGGCGCCCATAGAAGCATTGGGTGCCGCCCCGCTAGCGACGGTACCACGCGCCATCGTCAATGCCCTTGTCGACGCATACCCCCGCGCCGTTACGGCCGAATATCTGATCTCGCGCATCTACAGCGGCACGCGCGAGCCGGAACATGCCCTGGAGGGACTGCACGTCCAGATAACCCGCCTTCGCAACCTACTGCCGGTTTACGGCTGGACCATCCCCCGATGTGCCGCGGGGCGAGGGAATGAGGCTCGATACAGGCTGGAACCCCTGTCTCAGGAACCCCAATCGTGATCACGCGCTTCAATGACGCCATCTGTGCCTGCTGTGCCCGCTCCGCGACCGGTGTCGGCTACAGCCCCAGCCAGAATTGGCATTCCCACCCACCCCTGTTCGTCTGCGACAGCCCGGAGTGCCTTCAATTGGTAAGGGACAGCTATACCCTTCCCCAAGACCGCTTCACCCGCCTCGAGAGCATCGCCGCCGGCAAGGGAGGCGAGGAGGGCGGCCAATTCCTGGACCAGATCGGGAAGACCGATCTCTCTACCCTGACCCCGGACGAGTGGTTTGAATTCTGCCGGCGGATCGTCGCGGGGTACAGAAAGGCCCTTGTCACGTCACTTCGGGATGAGGCGCCGTTTTGATCGTGACAGACGCCCGCGCAAATCTCGAGGTTGCTCTGCGCCTCGCCTCCCAGGGCTTTAGCGTCTTTCCATGCCAGAGCGGCGGGCCGAAGGCGAAAAGTCCGATGCCATTCATCAAGTGGCGGGAGGCGAGCACAACCGATCCTGCCACCATAACGGCTTGGTGGCGCAAATGGCCGGAGGCGGCCGTGGGCCTCGATCTGGCCAAGTCGGGCCTCATAGTCATCGATGCCGACAGGCACGGCCCTGACGACGGCGTGGCCGCAATGGGGGAGCTCATGGCGGCACACGATTATGACCCCCATGGCGTTCCTCTCGCAGCCACCCCAAACGAGGGCACCCATTTTTTCTATCGCCAACCCGAGGGAAAGACGCTCGGAAACAGCCGCGGCGCCCTTCCGGCAGGAGTGGATGTCCGCGGCCATGGCGGCTACGTCATCGCGCCCGGGACCATAATGGCCGATGGCCGGCTCTACGAAGTCTTCGGTGACATCGCTGAAGCACCGGAGCTGCCGGCATGGCTTGTCGAGATACTGGAGGCAAAAAGGGGAGGCCGGGCTGACGAAGGAAATCCCTCTCAATCCCGTGCAGAACGAGGATTTGAGGCTGGCCGTCCCGTAAATGGAAATCACCCCACCGACCGCATATCCGACGATGAGATTGCCGACCTTCTGGCCGCCATAGACCCGGACTGCGGCTATCACGATTGGGTCGCCGTGCTGATGGCAGTCCATGCCGAGACAGGCGGCGCAGGCTTTCACCTGGTTGACCAGTGGAGCGCGCGGGGCCGCAAGTACCCTGGCCAGAGGGAACTGCAGCGCAAATGGGCGAGCTTTGGACGACGCGAGGGCATCACCGGGCGGACGCTGGCCGACATCGCCCGCCAGTACGGCGCCGACCTTTCGGCGATCGCACTCAAGCACCGCGGCGTGCCGCACTACGATCCTGTCGAGGCGGCCCACGCGGCGCGGGTCCTCATCGAGGCCCACGACGGAACCCTCGCCGACGCGGAGACGGGGGAGGTTGTGGAGGATCTAGGTCCCTCTCTTCTTCCTGCACCTGCAGCACCTCAAATCCCGTTCCCTCCAGGGCTGGTCGGTGACATTGCCCGCTGGATCGTCGCCACAGCCCGCCGCCCGCAACCCGAACTGGCCATCGGGGCAGCCCTGGCCATAGTCGGGACGGCTGCGGGAAGACAGTTTGCCGGGCCCACGAAGAGCGGCACTCATCTGTACATCCTCGGCCTCGCCCCTACGGGCAAGGGCAAGGATCATGCCTTGCATGCGATAGGCCGGATCATGTCGGCTGCCGGCCTTTCCCAGCATATCGGGCCAAGCGAATTCATCTCCATGCCCGCAGTGGTCAATTTCCTGACCCGAAAGCCATTGTCCCTTTGCGCCATGGACGAATTCGGCGGCTTTATGAAACGGATCAACTCGAAACGGGCCTCCGGCTTCGAGTCCGCCATATCGAAGGTGATCCGGACCCTCTGGTCATCTTCATTCGCCCCATACTTCACGCCGGAATGGGCCCAGAAGGCGAGCGAGACGATCTTCGCTCCGGCCATGACCATCTACGGCGCTTCCACCCCTGAGCAGTTCTATTCCTCAATGGAAGGAGCAAGCCTTGAGGATGGGACGCTGAACCGCTTCCTCCTCTTTTCAGGCCGGGACAGGGTGCGAGAGCGGGATCCAGAAACGGACCCCCACATCGTTCCTAACTCCATTTCAGAGCGGCTGAAGGCCATCTACAATGCCTCGGGGACTCTGGCCGTCACTTACCGGAACGATGCCCACACCGACCCGGCTTCACACGGAGCGGTCAGACAGGTTCCGTTCTGCCCGGACGGAGCACGGGAGCGGTACAGGGACTTTGCCGCGGAGGTTGAGGCCAAGATCGATGGCGACCCCGACTCCGCGGCAATCTATGCCCGCGTCGTGGAGATGGCACTTCGTATCGCGACAATCGTGGCGGTAGGCCGAATGGACGATGACCAGGTCCAGAAACAGGACCTTGAATTCGGCATTGCCGTTGCTTCAGCGTCGGCCTCCTTCATGGCCGAGGGCGTGGCAGACTATATGGCCGATAACGAAAATCAGGCCAACGCGCAGAAGGTGATGAGGATCGTGAAGGCGAGGGGCGGGCGGATCAAATACCGTGATCTGCTTCAGTCGCTGAAGAACTCCATAAAGCCCCGCGACCTGCGTGATTTGCTCACCAGCATGTGTGAGGCTGGTCAGTTAGAGAAGCAGGAGGTGAAGGGGCCGACTGGGCCGGCGACGTTCTGGTATCAGGCTGGCAACTAGTCGGGTTCACTATTTAGCCTCAGCACCATACCGAATTCCCGGCGCATATCATGCGGATGTGGGTCGCTGGCAAATAGTCTTTCAGTATCAATGCGCACCCGATCAGCAGCTTCTTGCTCAACCATTTTAAAATGAACCTCGAACAAGCTTATAATTCCGTTCACAAATGAGAACAGACGAAATATGAGCAGAGAAGATAGGGATCCGATCATGAAATTAAATATGGAGGCTTGGCTAATCGCGATTTCGCTTCGCGGACCCAACAGCCATCGATGATCTTGCCAACCAACTATATTGGCTGCCACAAGTGAAACGATTAATCCCGCTGCGATGACAATAACGCCGGCGAACAACGTCAACTGCAGCCTGACGGCATCACGGTAGGAACGCAGAGCCGGTATACTAAGCTTGGCGGGACGGAGAATCGTTGCCGCAAGAATCATAGTCGGCACAATAGCTGCGGACACGAATGAAGCGAACGTGGCCAGCAATCCACTCGCAGACTTAAAGCTATCCGGATATCCGAAATATCCAGAAATAGCGCCCACCGCGGTGGCAGCGGCAATTGGCAACCAATTGGTCATTTTTGCCTTACGGTATTTTCGGCCCTTCGATATACCCGTTTGAGCAGAAAGACTGATATGCCTCTATCAGCACGCGCTTCGCATCGTCAGGATCGAGCAGTGACTCGATCGTCTTCACTCTTCCCATATTATAGGTGAGTTTCTGAAGATTTCCCACATGCCGGCCATTTTTACCGCGAAGAATCACGTTGTCATCGTCAAGGCTACTCACCAACGAGAGGGCATCAGCCTTCTTAAAATTGGCCAAACGACGCTCCCTCTTCAGTTTGAGATGCATCTCCAGGATTATCTCGCCGTCTTTCCCAGCGATATCTCTCAGTTTTTCTATATTAGCCTCACCGAATGCCGCTGCCCGAAGGATATTAAGCACTCGGCCTTCTCCAGTAATTTCCTGATGATCTACATCTTCAGTTCTGTAGCTTTTGCGCGGCGCAGGACTCCATTCCGGCTCCTTCGCGCTATCCATTGACTCCCAATGCGATTGGGTGGCACGAATGACAATGTCATTGACTGGTGGCGAAATATCGTTGGCAACAGACACCTGCGCATCAAAGACCAATTCGCCTCTAGAAATGCCAGGCGTATAGATTAGCCAGTTCAAATAGTCAGTAAGTGTGCCGAGTGACATATTCGGCGTCTGAATGGCGAGTAGATGGTTCTCCACCGCAAGCCAGTAAAGTACACCTTTTAGAGGATGATGGCCTTTTGGCGTCTTAATCTGTGCAAGGTTAACGATCGGAGCGGTATTAGCATCTTGAATGACGGGGATGTGCTCGCCAGGAGCAAAAACCGCAAGCTCGCCAAAAACCCAGTTTGGGTCGCTATCATCACATCGGTTCAGGAGCGTCATCCCGGCTCGCGGATGAGGAAATATTCTCGATCCGACGTGTGCGCGCAAAGGCGAGCCATCTTTTACCCGGTCCATTCCCGCCTTCGTCATAGCAGGTATTTTTTGGCCCTCTGGCACTTCATCGGTAATTTTGCGGTAGCGATATTGCACGTTCACCGGCTTCACTAGCACCCCCCGTTTTTACAACCCAAGCGATTAAGGATTCCGTACAATAGCCGTTTGTTCAAGGGTTGATGGCGCAAACGTGCGCGACGACACACATCCGAACCCGTTCCTGCCAAGGAACAGGTTCGGCCTCATTGTCCAATTTTTGTGAACAATCCTCTCCAATTTGTTTCAAAATCATCGAACCTGTGGAGGAACAGGTTCACAGGTTCAGGAACGGGTTTATAGGTAAAAAATATAACAATATCAATAACATAATTAAATCTGTGAACCTGTTCCCTAAATGATGTGACTGTTTCTGATTTTGGGAAGCGGAGCGGTATATCCTCTAATGGTGCATAGATTTGAGGAACACGTTCACAGGTTCTCCCGCCCCTTGACCCGCGCCGCCCAAATCAGCTACCCCTCATCCGGTACCGCCTCGGTCATTCCCACGGGTCCGCCAGCCATGGGATTGGCCGGATAATGAAGAAACCAGCTGTACGTATCGATGGGGGCAGAAGGATCAATCTTGCCGCGCGCCGGGAGCGCCGTGGCCTGGAGATCGGCCCCAGAGATTATCCCGCACCTGATCCGCATGACCGGGACCGGTCCCGCCGGCGCCTGAATCAGCTCCTTCGCGCCGACGGCGGCAAGGAAGGCGCCGTCACGTCGGTGGTGAAAATCCGCGACCTGGAGGGGAAAAAGGCAAGAACTCTTACCCAGACCGTCCGGTGCCTCCCCGGGACGTTTGAGTGGAGATACGGGCGTGACAATCAATCCGCACTCTATCACGCTGGCAGCCATTTCGCCCGGCTATGGGAACGTGCCGGCATCGCCATTGCGTCATCGGCCGACTTCCTCCGCGGCACCGCCTCAGGATACCCGTCAGGAATATCGGACGCGAGGGCCGCAGCGGCGCAGAAGGTGATAGAGGTGGTGCGGGAGATAGGCCGGTTCTCAGCGGAGCGCCTTGTCGCCTATTGCGTCCTGGGCGAGACCAGCACTTCGATTGCCCGGCGATATGGGCAGTCGCCCCGTGACATGGCGGCGGTGCTCCATCAGGACCTGAGAGCCGTGGCGATGCATTTCCGTTTCCTGTGAAGGAGCGGGAAATACTAAACAATCGTTCCCCTTACCGCGAACAGGGCTGGACCTTTCTGGCAGAAAGGGGGTATAGCCTAAGCCATGGTGCAGAATTGTGCCTGAGGCCCGATTGCGGGCCTTTTCTGTTTTCCACCACAGCGATGGATAGGGAGCGCCATCGGCGCCTCGATCGGCTATGGCCGGTTTGACACCAAAGCAGGAGCGCTTCGTCTCCGAATATCTCCTCGATCTCAACGCGACGCAGGCGGCGATCAGGGCTGGATACAGCGAGAGGACTGCAAACGAGCAGGGCGCTCGGCTGTTAGCAAAAGCTAGTGTCGCCGCCGCCATAGCAGAAGCCAAGGCAGCGCGTTCCGAGCGGACGAAGATCGACGCCGATTGGCTTCTGCGCCGCCTGGCCGATGAGGCAGAGGCTGACGTTGCCGACCTCTATGACGACAGCGGAGCACTGAAGCCGGTAAAGGACTGGCCTCCGATCTGGCGCAAGGGCCTCGTCGCCGGGCTGGATGTAGAAGAGGTAACGGTTGACGGTTCGGTTGTCGGGATCATCCGCAAGCTGAAGCTTTCTGATCGTACCAAGCGGCTCGAGCTGATCGGCAAGCACGTCGATGTGCAGGCGTTCCGCGAGCAGATCGACCACAAGTCGAGCGATGGCTCCATGACGCCGAAGCCGACGACGATCAGGATCATAGGCCCGGATGACGGAAGCGACGATACGGCTGCCGCCTAAGCTCGTCCCGCTATTCTCAAAGCCTCGTGGTTCTGTTCGGTACCGATGGGCGAGGGGTGGGCGAGGGTCTGGCAAGAGCTTCAACTTCGCCAAAATGGCGGCGGTCTGGGGCTACGCCGAGCCGCTTCGCATACTTTGTGTTCGTGAGTTCCAGGTTTCGATTGCTGAGAGCTTCCATGCTGAGCTGAAAGCAGCGATTGCTTCGGAGCCGTGGCTTGAAGCGGCCTATGATGTGGGGCGGGACTATCTCAGGGGCAAGAACGGAACGGAGTTCATCTTTCGCGGCCTTCGCCGGAATACTCAGTCGATCAAGTCTCTAGCTGGCATCGATCTAACGATTGTCGAGGAAGCGGAGGATATACCGGAAGACTCCTGGCTTGCGCTAGAAGCTACAGTCTTCCGGCGGCCGAAATCCGAGATGTGGACGATCTGGAACCCGCGTCTGGATGGATCGCCAGTCGATCAGCGCTTTGTAAAGGATCCGCCGGCAAACGGCATCGGCGTTGAGCTAAATTGGAATGACAACCCATTCTTTCCGCCCGCACTGGAAGAACTGAGGCGGAGAGAGCAAGAAAGGCTCGATCCGAACACATACGCGCATGTCTGGGAAGGTGCCTATCTCGTCAACAGCGCGGCTCAGGTTTTTGCCGGCAAGTATCGAGTTGCCGAGTTCGAGCCGCAAGGCGACTGGAGCGGACCGTATCAGGGCGGCGACTTCGGATTCAGTCAGGATCCGACTGCGGCCGTTCGTGTCTGGGTCCATGGTGACAGGCTTTATGTCGAGTACGAGGCGGGGAAGGTCGGCCTTGAACTCGATGACACGCCAGCCTTCATCGCAAACCGTATTCCCAACTTTGCAGATTACGCGACACGATGGGACAATGCCCGGCCCGAGAGCATAAGCCATCTGCGCAGGCACGGCTTGCCTCGCTCGGAGCCCGTGGACAAGTGGACGGGCAGCGTCGAGGACGGCATAGCGTTCATGCGGTCGTTCCGGGAGATCGTCATCCATCCTCGGTGTGCCGAGACGATCAAGGAATTCCGGCTGTACTCGTACAAGGTTGACCGGCTGACGGGCGACATTCTTCCGCAGATCGTCGATGCTCACAATCACTACATCGACTCCGTCCGCTATGCCGTAACGCCCATGATCAAGCGCCGCACCGCCAAATCTCGCGAGCTTCTGATATGACAAGCACTGTCGCTACACCTTCTGATCTCTACCAGAAGTGCAGTGAGAAATGGCGTCTTCCCCGCACTCTCATGGGCGGGACGGCCGCCATGCGGGCGGCAG